AAAATGAAGTTGACTCGTACCGCAACATGGTCAAGCAAAACGCTAAAGCCGGAGGCATCTTTGCCTGCGTCTCGGACAGCTATGACATTTACAAAGCCTGCGAACTCTGGGGCACAGAGCTCAAGCAAGACGTCCTTGACAGTGGCGCAACTTTGGTCGTCCGCCCAGACTCGGGCAACCCATCAGACGTGGTTGTAAAGTGTTTGTACATTCTTGAAAAGTACTTTGGCTCTACTACCAACGCAAAAGGCTTTCGTGTATTGAATCCAGCAGTACGCATTATCCAAGGTGATGGTATCAACCACGCCAGCATTCACAGCATCCTGTTCTGTATGGAACTTGCAGGCTTCAGTGCAGACAACGTGGCGTTTGGACAAGGTGGAGCATTGCTTCAAATCGTCGACCGTGACACAATGCAATGGGCAATGAAGTGTTCAGCAATTGGCGTTCGTGTTGAAGATCGCAAAATGACCTCAGCAGGAGTAGTTGTTGTTGATGAACTTGAATGGCGTGATGTGTACAAAGACCCTATCACTGATAGCGGTAAGCGTAGCAAGCGTGGTCGTGTTACACTTTGGGAATCGGGTGGTGAATATCAGTCATCAGTAACCCAGCCAATGGGATGGACTGACAAAGGCACTGGTTGGAATCATGTTCTGAAAGAAGTGTTCCGCGATGGTGAGTTGAAAAACGAAATCACCTTTGACGAAGTTCGAGCAAACGCTCGCAAGTAATAGGTTTACCGACTGCTGACTATTTGCGTGGATGGAAGTCGGTGGAACAGACTCTTTGGAGTCTGTTCTTTTTTCTGTGTTATGGCAAAATTGCCCTTTTAAAATCATGGTTTTTACTATAAGTATCTTACAAATGAATAGACATACTCCTGCAAAAGTGTTATACTAGAACATGCCCGGAATAACTAGATTAGAAATTAAAGACGAAGTCAATATCAAGTTCCATGACCTTGATCCAAGCACTCGTCGCAAATGTGAAACCAAATTAAAGTATATGCTACCGCATGCATATCACGTACCAGCTTTTCGATTAGGAAGATGGGACGGCAAGATTGGTTTCTTTACAACCGCAGGAGCCACTTATCTAAACTTGCTAGATAGAATACTACCCATCCTTGATGAGGAAGGTTGGCAAATTGAAATTGACGACAAACGACCTGTGCATAATATCAAGTTTACTGAAGTTACCGAAGACACGTTCTCTCACATACTTTGGCCCAAGGGACACCCAGCTGAAGGTCAACCTATTAAGATTCGTGACTATCAAGTTGAGTGTATCAATCGTTATCTTGCTAATCCACAAGGCGTGCAAGAGATTGCTACAGGCGCAGGCAAGACCTTGATGACAGCAGCCATGAGCCTGTGCTGTGAACCCTTTGGTCGCACACTGGTTATTGTGCCCAACAAAGATCTTGTGCGTCAAACGCATGCTGACTATGTTAACATGGGCTTGGATGTTGGTGTATACTTTGGTGATGAGAAAGACCTTGGGCACACTCATACTATTGCAACGTGGCAAAGCATTAACAGTCTTATTAAAAAGAACAAAGAAGGCACAAGTGCAATTGGTATGGATGCCATTACAGATGACTTGATTGCTGTAATCGTTGACGAAGTACACATGGCCAAAGCTGATGTGTTGCGTACAATGTTAACTGGTCCGTTTGCACATATTCCAATTCGTTGGGGATTGACTGGCACTATTCCCAAAGAAGAACATGAATACATTAGTCTTATTGCTAGCCTGGGAGAAGTAACTCACCGCCTCCAAGCAAGCGAATTACAAGACATGGGTGTGTTATCTAACTGTCACGTTAAAGTATTGCAGTTTGACGACAAAGTAGAATACAAAACATATCAAGAAGAATTGACGTATCTAACGTCAAATGAAAAGCGATTAGATCATCTTGCAAGCACAATCAGCGCCATTGGGTTAGCTGGGAATACACTTGTACTGGTTGATCGTATTGCGACTGGCAAGATGCTGGTAGAACGATTGCCCGACAGTGTGTTTGTATCGGGCGCAATGAAATCAAAGGACCGAAAAGATGAGTATGATGAAATTACCACAAGCGATAACAAAATTATCGTTGCAACATATGGTGTGGCGTCTGTCGGTATTAATATTCCTCGGATCTTTAACCTGGTACTTGTGGAGCCTGGCAAATCGTTTGTCAGAGTTATTCAAAGTATTGGCCGCGGCATAAGAAAAGCACAAGACAAAGACTTTGTACAAATCTGGGACATTACCAGTACAGCAAAGTTTGCCAAACGACACTTAACCAAGCGTAAACAATTTTACACTGATGCCAATTACCCATACCAAACAGAAAAGGTCACTTACAAATGAATATATTAACAGTTGATAACGAGTCGTACGACTTGGATAGGCTACCCGAAGAGATTGACGAAGACCTCCGTTACGGTGTGTTAGATTACAGCAACCCAGCCGAAGTTGATTATATCTTTGTACCCTTGGTATTCTTAGAAAGTTTTAGTTGCCCGGCAGCAGTGCTACGCATTGGTAAAACAGAAGTCAAAGTTCCACTAGATTGGTCCCTGATCATTGGTGAAGCTGATCACGGTGAACCTGAAGTCATTAATGTAATGAGCATCAATGATCGCGGCTTTAGTGCGTATGTGTTTAATCCCATCAACGGATACAAACCAGAGTGGCAGCGTGTGGAAGTAATCAATATCTATCAAGAAGTAAAATGGTATGTACCAAAGCTAAAGTTTGGACACTTGCTGGCAGTACCATTGGCCAAAGGCAACGAGCCAATGTGTGCGTTCTTTGTCAAAGAAACAAATAAAATCCCGGAAGTGCTTGACTTAAACAAGATTTGGTTTTAAAATATACATATGGCCACTAAAAAGAAAGCACCAACAACTGCCAAGTATCAACTACCAATTGATCAAGTTATGTCAGCAGTGGATCTACGCCGGGGCGATTATTATAGTAAGCTAGGAACAGACGAGTTAAAGTCATTAAGCACATACATGGCGCAACGCTGGGCCAGCCAGGTACAAGGTACACAGGATCTACAAGAGTATTATTTGACCACAGTCAATGACTTATCTAATTTGGATTACATTGCAGTAGGTAGTACACATGATGAAATGCGGTGGCGCACCCTGGCCTTGTGTGGAATTGGTCATAATATGCGGCACGAGTTTATCCCACCCAAGGGTGCCAAGAAAGACAAGTTAACTGCTTGGTTGATTGAGCAGTTTCCAAGTCTCGGTGATGATGAAATTGAACTGTTCCGTGCGCTAAATGGTGATGATGTACTAGAAGATATTGCTGTTTCACTAAACATGGGTAATAAAGATCTTAAGGATTTGTTTAAATAATGATACAAGATTACCAATGTCGCTTTTGCGGAAAAGCATTTACACGTGAGCGTACTTTAAGTAGCCACATGTGTGAACGTAAACGTAGATGGATGAACAAGGATGAATCTGCAAGTCGTATTGCTTTTAGCGTATGGTTAGACTTTATGAAATATGTAAGTCCTAATACAAAAAAAGAAAAGACAATCGACGATTTTATAAGGAGCACAGATTATATTGGCTTTGTAAAATTTGCTAACTACTTAATAGAACTACGACCATTGGAAAGTGAAAAGTTTTCAAATTGGCTTTTCAAAATGGGGGTTCGATTAAGTGATTGGACAAAGCCAGGAACTTATCAGTTATATGTGCAAGAAGCGGCTAAAAAGGAAACTCCGGAACGTGCATTGGAGAGAACTATTTTAGCCATGGTTGATTGGGGTACTAACACCAACAACAACTGGCAAGATTTTTTTAATAAAGTTGCGCCAGCTACAGCAATGAATATGATTAACATGGGCCGTATCAGCCCTTGGATAATTTATTCTGCTGGAGTAGCTCAGCAATTATTAGATAGAATGGAACCTGGCCAAATTGATGCAATTACTAAACATGTGGATACAAAATGGTGGATAAGCAAAATAAAACAAAACGAAACGCAGGCGTTGTGGATACACACAACGATGTCGCAGGCACTCGATATGCCCTGTTAGAAGCACGACTAGCAGTAGTGCTTGATCAATTGGCCATAATGACACAGGAAGTCCTGGCTATCAAACAACAGCAAGCAGATATATTACAAATTGTAAAAGATAAATTTGACAAGAAAGCAAAATGAACTTACCAGACGTAGACATTGACTTTGCTGATAGGGAGCAGGTGTTAAAATTATTAGCGCATGTTCCGGCCATGCAGATTATGCCCAACGGTAATAGGCAAAAGCACAAAACCGGAGTGTACTTCCATCCAGTACCTGCTAACCCATTCACTGGATGGTGTGACATTGATTATCAACAAGCAGAGCAACTTGGATTCTTCAAAGTAGACTTGCTGAATGTGGGTCTATACCAAGGCGTAAAAAGCAAAGAGCATTTGGATCAACTAGCCAATCAGGAGCCATTATGGGATCTATTACAAGACAACGACTTTGTAAATCTGTTATTTCATTTGAACGGGCATGGGGATATTCTGAAGAAGACTTGTCCCACTTCCGTGGAACAATTAGCTGCCGTCCTGGCAATGATACGCCCTGCGAAACGTCATCTGATTGGGAAGTCATGGACGATGATAATGAAGGAAGTTTGGATCAAACCTGACAACGGTGAGTACTACTTTAAGAAAGCTCACGCTGTAGCGTATGCAGTCGCTATTGTTGCGCAGATTAATTTAATTTGTGAAAGTATCAGCTACGGATACAATTAATTGTACTTGTTAAAAGTACAAATCTATGTCAATGCATCTTTCTTACAAGGCTAATTTGACGTCTTTTTGTACGTTTAGTAATGACATTGGTCAAGCTGGTTTGATGACCATATAGTACTTCAAAGTCCTTGGTGCTATAAGTTCTTAATGCATACGTAAATCTACGCATCTGCTCTTTAAGCACAATGTTGATTGGGATTAAACGATTGCTACCCCACCACCATTCGTCACCTTGCTCGATTAGGGCCAGTTTGTCTTCATCAGATTTCAGCAAGTTATAGACGTACATGGTAACAACTACGTTGTCACTGTTTTGAATGATACCTACTAACTCTTGATCACCGTAACGAGCCAAGCTCATAAACGGGAAGCGTTCTAGGAATTCTTTAACTTTATTATCCATCAGCTTTACTTAGCTTCGTAAAATCATTGGGCTATTCGCTAAATAAGAGCATGGCCACATTAAACTCAAGTATTCCAACTGCATCACTAAATTATTCCGGCGCAGGTACAGGACCAAGCGCAACACGACACGTACCTGGTTACACTGACCAACGTATTGTTTGGTTTAAGGGCGTGGATAATATCTTAGATCTTAATATCACCGGCACAGATCGCCGCCCGGTTAGCTTACTGCGTCGTGAGTTAACGGTAACAATGTGGGATAGAGAAACAGGTACCACAATCTTTCGACGCCGCGCAATTGCCACAGTAGAAGAAAATGGACAAACTCGTTTAACTGTTTTTGCTCGTGATTTAATGACGCTACCAGTTGGCATTTATTCTCTTGGTGCAACCTTTATTGACAGCAACGGGCTGGAAACTGCATTGACTTGGAATCGTGCCCAACAAGGCGCATTTGATGTAGAAGTAAAAGATGCAGTAGTTCCAACTAGTCGTGTAACGCAAGAAGTTACCACTTGGACTGATACCAACGGCCTGTTAGTATCAAGTGCATTCAACGGCCCACAATTTTATAGAAAAGATACTAGCCTGTTTACAGTAGCATTGTACGGCAGTAACTGGACTGGTAAAGTAATAGTCCAAGGCACATTGGACGAAGCTGTAACTGGAGCCACATTGTGGGGTAACCTAAAACCACAGGACTACGAAACCCATAATATGGAATTAAATGGCTACACTGGCATTGACCCATACAACTTTTATGCTGGCGTTCGTTGGCTCCGTGTCTTAAAGCAAGCCAGCCTGTCAAACTCTGGCACACTTGATAAAGTGCTAATACGGGTTTAATCAATTTGACTTTGCTTGTTGAGTAGTGTATAATACATTACATGAGCATAGTTGAATCTACATTACAAGCACACCTACCTGCGTTAAAGCGCAACACAAATGGCTGGCTGACTATGAACTGCCCAGTCTGTACTCAAAATGGACAAGCACGTCCAGATACCAAACATCGAGGCGGCATCAAGTTTGAACAAGACCGTGTGGGGTATCATTGTTTCAACTGCGGATACACTACAGGTTGGAGGCCCGGCCAACGACTAGGCATCAAGCTGATCAAGTTCATGCGAGCTATCGGAGTGGACGAAGGTGAGATTCAAAGACTTAAAATTCAACTTTGGGAACAAGTGGTCGAAGATGATGAGACCATTTACGAGCCGTTTAAAAAGCCTGATTGGCCAGAAATTGAGTTCCCGTGGGAAATACAAGAGCTTACATTAGAAGCAGCCGAGTACTTGGACAAACGCGGCATACTTGAGTTAACTGAATGGCTTGCTAGCCCTAGTAGCATACAAGGCATGAATAATCGTGCCATACTGCCATTCTTTGACGATGGTAAGTTAGTGGGATACAATGCACGTTGGATAGGAGAAGTACCTAAAGGCGTTGCTAAAATTATTGCTAGCCGCCCCGCAAGTTTTGTGTTTAACTTGGATCGGCAAAGTCAAACAAGAAAATACACAGTGGTCACTGAGGGTGAATACGATGCATTAAGTTTAGATGGTGTTGCTATTATGACCAACAGCATCAGTCCTGAGCAAGCAAAAATTATTGAAGACATTGATAATGAACCAGTGGTGCTACCAGATAGAGATAAGCCAGGCCTACAGTTGGCCTTGCAGGCAGCTGAACTTGGATGGAATGTCAGCTTTCCAGACTGGCCAGAGGGTATTAAAGATGCTAATGACGCAGTACAACATTTTGGTCGTGCTGCAACACTGCAAAGTGTGCTAGAAGCAATTGAGACTAGCCCGTTGAAGATTAAACTAATGGCAAGGCGATGGTGTGTATAAAGTAAAAATAGTTTGGAAGCTGGGACAGGATAATGAGGAATGGTGGAACGAATCTTGTATATGGGTGCTTGAAGAATACGGTCTTCCAGGAGACCGTTATACGACTACACTAACAGAAGACTACTTGATATATAACTTTACAAAACAAGAAGACGCTGCAATGGCAGCATTACGTTGGGGAAACAATTAATGGCAAATGAAGTAAAAGAATACGGCTATGAACTACAGAAACTATTTCTGGATTTTATGGTTAGTAATAGAGATTTGGCAGCACGATGCCAAAACGTTTTAGATCCTGAACACTTTGATCGTAGATTGCGAAGTGCGGCTGAGTTTATTAAGACGTATGTAATTGAACACGGCAACATTCCGGACATTACACAGGTAAAGGCCACAACAAATACTGAGCTTTCACATTTGGAAACGCAAGCAGTTGAACATAGTGCTTGGTTCCTAACAGAGTTTGAAGGCTTTGCAAGACACAAAGCGTTAGAGAAGGCTATTCTTCAAAGTGCTGACATGTTGGATAAAAGCCAGTATGGCGCAGTTGAAAAGCTGATTAAGGATGCAGTACAAGTTGGCTTACCAAAGACATTTGGTACAGATTACTTTGCTGACCCTGCAGGTCGACTTAATGCACTTAAAGATAATAATGGACAGTTGAGCACAGGTTGGAAGTCACTTGACGATAAACTGTATGGTGGGTTCAACAGGGGTGAGTTGAACATCTTTGCTGGAGCATCTGGTGCAGGCAAGAGTTTGTTCTTACAAAACTTAGCACTAAATTGGGCTAGGACAGGATTGAATACAGTTTACTTTTCATTAGAACTATCCGAAGGCCTGTGTGCCATGCGTATGGATGCAATGATATCAGATACTCCCACTCGTGAAGTTTTTAAGAAACTAGAAGACGTTGACCTTAAGGTACGTATGGCAGGCAAGAAAGCTGGTGTACTACAAATTGTACAGTTGACCAACGGCGTCACGCCAAACGACTTGTTATCCTGGGTTCGTGAATTCCAAACACAGCGTAAGATTAAAGTGGATGCCATCTTGGTTGACTACTTGGACTTGATGATGCCAGCAGGTCAAAAAATCAGTGTAAGCGATATGTTTGTCAAGGACAAGCTAGTAGCGGAAGAATTGCGAAACTTGGTTGTTGGTGAGCAGTTGTTGTTGGCAACAGCCAGTCAGTTGAATCGTAGTGCTGTTGAAAGTGTAGAATTTGACCATTCAATGATTGCTGGTGGTTTAAGTAAAATTCAAACTGCTGATAACGTATTTGGTATTTTCTCTACGCCTACAATGCGTGAACGTTGTATGGTACAGTTACAGTTTATGAAGACTCGTAGTTCAGGCGCAGTTGGCCAAAAGATTGATTTAAGTTTCAATCCAGACACACTACGCATTAGCGATATGGATGGCGATCAAGCAAGTTTAACCACTAGACCAAATGATGTGTATGACAAGCTAAAGCGTAATACTATGGGCACGCCAATTGATACAGAAAAGTCTGCATCAACGTCCTGGGAAAAGCCGCAAGCAAAAGAAGGATTTGATTTGTTAAAGCCAAATTCAGGAGTGCCCACAACAAAGCCCTTAACCACACCAGTTGCTAGCAATGCCAACAGAGATGCACTAAGGGCTATTGTGAGCCGTGAAATTTAATTACTTTAACGTGCGATTGTCAACTGGAAGCTCATCAGCTTCTGGTTCTTCAAAATCAGTTGAACTAAGATTTGGACTGTATGAATCACCCTCTGAATTGTCGCCACCCTTTTCGTCATTGTAGTCCTTGATATCAGAACGTAAACGAGAAATCAATGAACTATCACTTGCAACAATGTCAGCCATGCTAATGAATGCAGCAGTAATGAGTTTTGACTCTGCAAAAGTAATGGGCTGTCCACTTACCATTTTGTTTAAAACTTGCATGAAGCGACTCTGCATGTCGCTACTGACCAATGGACGCATGGCAATCTTCAAGCGATTTAGTTCACTATCTGTGATTTCCGGGTCGGGTTCGTGCGTATCATCGCTAGTATTGTATTCGCTGAGCTGTTGTAGCCTATTGGATAAGTTTCTTAAATCCTGTGCGCTTGGTGAAAGTTGCATTTTCAGTGTCTCCTATTAATTCTATTTAGCTAAATATACTAATCATGCGTAAACAAACTCGTAGCATCCTAGAAGAAATTACAGGCCTAGTACCTAAACAAGACAAGCACTTGCTTATTGAGGGACTGGCAACACAGGCCATTGCCCGTGTTATTAATCTAGTTGAAATTATACAAACTAACTATCCACCGCACCAAGCCGAAGAACTTGTGCGTCGATTGCAATTGGCCATTAAAAATGGCGACCCTGCTAAGTTTGCCCGAGGAGTAAGAGCAATTAAGGAAAATGAACAATGAAAGTAAATGACCTACAGCGTCAACTTGACGAAGGATTTTTAGACAATTTAGTTTCTAAAGTACAAAGCATGGCTGGGGGCGATGGGCCAACTGGTATCATTCGTGCTTTACGTGGCAGCAATGCTGCCTTGCGTAAATTTGCAGATGCCATCACAAATGCTACACGTCCGCGTGTTATGCAACGTGTAGGGAATCAGCTAGAGCAAATTAATGCAGGTACAGCACCACTTCCAGTAAAAATGATATATCAGCAAGCACTTGCTGCCGCTGAAAAAATTGCAGCCGCTGACCAAATGCAAGTTGAAATTGCACAAGTTGCCCCGACTATTAAATCCAATCGTGTAGATATTGAACGATTGGTTCTTACTAGCAACCTAGGTGACAACAACGAAATCAAATTACTGTTTGATGCCATCCTTGGCGGAACTGGATCAGCTTCAATTGGCATGGAGGTTGAACCGGCCATTGCTGCAATTTCAATGATCGTAGCAGCTACAGTTATTTTTATTCAAACTCAGCAAGAAGACAGTGGAAATGTAGAAGTAGATGAAAATGCACTTGAAGCTTTTAACGCAGCCGGTGTTGCACTTGATAGAGTTTTATTTTCGCAGGACAGTCCTGAGTTAAAGACTTTAAATCCAAATCCAAAATTAGCTCAAAACTTAGAATTACTAGCTGCCGTTAATATGACGACTGGTCCAAACGCTATTCAAAAGAAGTATTTGAATATTACCACCGAGCAGATGCAAGCAATTGCAGCCAGTCCACCACAGTTGGTAAACCCACAAGCACTATCTAGATTATTATCTAGTCATGCACCAGACGTTGATCCGGCTGCATTGACGGCAGTGGTTGCAAAGGCAGAAACTTTAATACAAGCACTGTTTACTACATGGTTACAGATTGCAGTTACCCAACAGCCACCAAGAGCCAATGCATTTGAGATTTACAAAAAATGGGCTATAAATGCAATGAATACAGCCAGAGACATGAACTTTGCACAACCAGATGCTACTCCAGATACAGCAGGTAAAGAAATCCCACCTGCTGGCGAAGAGATTCCGTTAGCCGGCGAAGAGATTCCACCGGGTGGCGTAGCACCAGATATTGCGTCAATTGTTGATGCAGCAAAAAAATTGAGCGCGAGCGATAAAACAAAACTCACTGGCCAATTACTAAGTGTACTTGGTGGCGGTGGGGCAAGTCGAGTATAATATGAAAATATTTGAAGTAACACAAAATCACAAGCGCAAGCTGAACGAAGCTAAGGCCCGCATTGACCATCCTGAGGATATCATGTTTGATGAAAACGGGATCGAAGGTGCGCAACGTGCATTGTCTGCACTAATGCATGCTGCCGACTCGCACCACGAAACAACAACAATCAAATGGGATGGTAGTCCAGCAGTTATATTTGGCTGGATTGATAAAGGAACATTCATTGTAACAGACAAGGCTGGTATTGGCGCCAAGAAATACGATGGTCGTCCTGCCAGTGCTGAACAAGTATCTGCAATGATTTACAATCGTCGTCCAGAGCAAGCTGGCCGTGCCGAGTATGCCGCACATTTTGGTGGCATGTACGATTTGCTAAAACGGGCTACCCCTGCCAAGCTAGTGGGCAAGATGTTTCAAGGCGATATGCTTTGGATGAAGGCACAGGATTTGACCATTGACGATTCAAATGTAAACTTTAGTCCAAACAAAATACCATACCACATTGATAAAAATAGTGAAATTGGTAAAAAGATTGTTAAAAGCCGTGCTGGTATTGCAGTACATGGTGTATACGATTCTGCTGACGAAGCCGCTTCTGCTACGGCAGAACCAACTCCAGTATCTCCGGATGCAGTTGGCATTAAATCTGTTCCTGGACTAGTTGTATTTGGACCATCTACTAACTTAACACAAGAACACACAGTTAAATTGCCTGCTGCAGATATTAAGAAAGTACAAGCACTTATTAATAGTCCAGCCGCAGCCAAGATTGACGATATGTTGGACCCGTTTACAATTGGCACATTAAAAATTTCAAACTTACCAGACGTATTCAAGAGCTTTATTAACTTTAACGCACGTAGTGGTCAAGAGATTACAAATGGTAAAGCAGTTGCCAATGAATTTATGGCTTGGTTAAAAGGCCCAAGTGGCCTAACAGCAAGTAAACAAGCCAACGTAGAAGCACACATTAATCAGTTCAAGCAAGCGTTTCAAACAGCCTGGGATATAGTTGCTGGTATTACTGTTATCAAGCACAAAATTAAAGATCAGTTGGATAAACATGTTGGTGCAGATACCAGTAGCTTACAAACAGGGTCGGGACACGAAGGCTTTGTTTCTGCTACACCACATGGCAAGATTAAATTAGTTAATCGTCCAGAGTTTATGAAAGACAAGGTCAAATAAAATGGAAGATATACAAGACAGCAGCTTTAGTTTTATACTAGAGAATTGCAATGAGAGCAAGATGTTTCGTAATAATTATCTTGGTCAGTTGACTCTACGAGACACAGTTGATAGTGTGTTTTTAAACATGCTGACTCTTTATATGTTAAGCAAGGAATTTGAAACAGCACCCTTTGCCAAAGACTATGCACAACGTACTTTAGCATTTGGTAATTTCACAGCACCAAGAATTTCAGGCACAGACTTGTATCAGGGCTTGCATATCTTATTAAATCCAACCAGTGTCACAGCGAAACAGCTAAAAGCACATGATCAGAACTTAGTACTAGCCAAACAACTTCGAACCAACGCTAAATTAGTAAAGCAGTTCCTGAGTGGAATTGTCAATGGCACATTAGATAGAGTAACAGCTATTCGACTAATGTACAGATTGGAAGGCCAAATGGATATTGATGTTAGTAATTACAAAAGTTTGCGCAGGCTAATCACTGATTGGGAAAATCTTTCAACCCAACAACGAGAACTATGCGCAACTAGATTACTACAGTACTATCGCATACGTGGTAAGCGTAGCGAGTTGCTGCCAGTATTAGATGTGCTTACTAGAAACAAAGGTTACGAAATAACAGGTGCCGCTGATGCGGAACTTGCCGCCCTGGGCGCTGGCACCATTGCTGGTTCACGTTCCAGTGATAGCTTTTTAAAGAGTATTGCCAAGGTTGGCGGCGCAGGCCTGGCAGGGTATGCACTTGGTCGTGCAATACATTCAGTAAAATAATGCAAATACGCGAAGACAAAAAATCCTGGATGATACCCGGAGCACACATGGGTTCAGATCCAGAATTCTTCACAGTGTGGACTCTGTATGACATTGGTCCTTCTTGTAATGATAGCCGCAGTAATCTTGCTACTATAATGAATATTATTGCCAGTCGTGGTCAGCCACTACTAGCCGGAGTTGATTGCATTGAACAACAAGATGTCACTGATGGTCTGTTTGGCACAAACTTCATTGGTGCGCACCGTGTCTGGTGCCTGAAGTGGATTGCTGAGCGAATTGGACAAATGACTGAAGAAACATTGACCACTGATTCAGCAGGAAGTACAGCAATTACTGGTCTCAATGAAACAGCAGTTCTAGATGGCAGGATCGTTACTGCAGGACCAGACACAAATACGTTTTACATACGACACGATTCTTTCTGATCTGCTAAATATAACTGTATAATAATTTATACAATAACTCATCTAGGCTCACTTTAACTCACTGCTTTACCTTTAGACTGGAGTCTAATAGGAAGTTTTTTTACGGAATTTAGCTCAGATGGCAAACGATAGACCAATTACCGAACTTACCAGCTTAGAGCTACACGTAGAATTGTGTGCCGAGCGTTATAAGCGTTTAGAAGAAAAAATTGGAGCAGTAGAAGACTCCTTGGATCGCATCCACAATGATTTTTCATCCTTTAAAACAGATAATTCAAAAAACATGAGCGAAATTAAAAACATGTTAAGTAATGCCAAAGATGAAAAGTTTAAAATCATGGTTTCAGCCACTGCAACAGTAATTGTAGGATTGCTGGCAATGCTAGGTTATGTGATTACACATCTAGCAAAATAAAATGCAAATAGTTGTTGAAACCAAAGTAGTATGGGCCCGTTCCGGCAAGCGAATTAAACGTAAAGTTCGCTGTACAGTAGGCTTAAAAAAAGGTAGAGTAGTCAGTTCAGCTAGCACTTGTAGCAAACGGATTGATATTAAAAAACGTATTAGATTTAATCGTTTAAAAGCCAAATTCAAAAAGAGATTCATTGCCAGAGCCCGCAGAACCAAAAAGTTCAACCAGGTCAGTAGACGTGTGGCTAGAATGAACAAAATGAGCAAGCCAAAACACTAAATAAAGTATCGGAGACCATTATGAAATTTAATGATATTACAACAACAACAACCCCAGCACAAGCAGCTCGACGTGCCTTGCGTAAGGAAAGTATTGACATCAAGCCATTAGGCGGTCGTTTATTACGTGAGCAGTTAGAGCGTGTGCAATCAGAGATTGATACATTAGCCAGCCGCGGTGGCGCAGAATATACTCGTGCAATTTTGCAACGTGAAGTGTATGAAGAAATGGCTGATATCGACCCAGTTCTATTTGAAGCTGAATTAGATGATGCAGATTTGGATCAAGCAGAAGTTATCATTGCTGCTCGTTCAATGAACAAAGAATTTCAAGGCATGATCGAGGATGTAGCAGACATGCTAGGTAAAGACATGATTACCTTGGTTGATCAAATCAAAGCTCGCTTTGGTGATGCAACTGGTGAACAATATGTACAAACAGTCAAAGGTGCGTTAGAAGAAGCAATCAACATGTTGATGCAAACTAAAGATACACTTGATGCTGCCATTACCAGTTTAACTGCACCAGGCGATGCACTACCAGCTGCTTTACCAGGTGAAGAAACGCCAGGAGAATCTCCAATTTTTCCAAGTAGCGCAGGCCCAGAAGAAGAGCCAACTGGCCGGGAGATGAAGAGTGATATTGCTTGAGCTATCTAGTGTAGATCAAAGTTTTGCCAATGCTGTTAAAATGCTCTTGATTAAGAGTCAAAATGATGGCGTAGCAACCTTGCCTATGCAAGACCTAGTGCAACGTCTTAATCGTATGGGATTCAGTGCGTCAAATCAAATTGATGCTATCCGCGGTTTAATTGCAACATTCAAGGCAAAAAACAACGACCTAGTTGCTGATGTAAGCAATGATAAAATTATGATGACCACTGTGCCATCAGCTGACACAGTTGATCAAGCAGAGCAAAATAAAGAAATTGTCAGCAAAGACGCCACAGCACAAGCACGTAAGGATTTAGGATTATGAGCCGCGTAATGTTAACTGCATCAGAAGCACGACTAAAGTCACTCCAGGACATTTTTGTCTTGCGAGAGATCCGTGACCTAGAAGAAGAAATCCTGCTGGCGGCTGCTGAAGGCGCTGTTGAGGTTGTAGTATCTACAACAAGCACAATGGCAAAGAATCCAACTGACACAGGTTATGCCTTGGCAACAGAATACTATAATACCTGGACCGGTGTCAACGATAGTAGACAGTATCGTCTCCAAATGGCAAAAGTGATCCAGTACTTTTCAGATCTGGGCTACACTATTGAACGCCAAATAAATTCCACAAGCCAGACCACTTTCCAGTGGGTAATTGCCTGGTAATCATTGACTTATATTACACTAGCGTGTATAATAAGTTATAATGATAAATTTCAATCCCAAATACAACTACAAACCCTTGAACAGAATAGACGGCGCAAGTCGTCTATACGAAACCCCCGACGGTGCTCGGGTACCCAGCGTTACTACAATCCTTGATCGAACAAAGAGTGAGGAATCAAAGCAAGCCCTACAAAATTGGCGCAAGCGTGTAGGCGAACAAAAAGCCAAAGAGATCACAACTGAAGCAGCCGGCCGCGGTACCCGCATGCACAAGTGGCTTGAAAACTATATACTCACTGGAGAAACTGGAGACCCCGGCACCAATCCATATGGTATCCAAAGTCATAGAATGGCGCATACCATTATCGAGCAAGGTTTAGTAAACTGCAATGAAGCATGGGGTACTGAAGTTCAACTGTACTGTCCCGGCCTATATGCAGGCACTACAGACTTGGTGGGTGTACATGGCGGAGAAGATGCCATTATGGACCACAAGCAAACCAACAAGCCTAAAAAACGTGAGTGGATTGATGACTACTTTGTTCAAACAACTGCTTATGCATTGGCACATGATGAAGTCTGGGGCACCAAGATTAGAAAAGGGGTCATCTTCATGTGCTCCGCAGATAATGAATACCAAGAGTTTATAATTGAAGGAACAGAGTTTGAGCGTTATCAAGACTTGTGGTTGCGTCGAGTAGAACAGTATTACAAACTATTATAAGTATCACAGTGGAACATAGAAATTTAGAACATTGGTTTACCGACAAGCACAGCAGGCTACAAGCCTGGCGAGATTGGAGACTGAGTTTAACCGACTTACCGCTTGATGCAGTGCATCAAGAAGTGGCAACCTGGTGGAAATTTGTTCCTATGATCAGCAAAACATTTGACCCATGGCGCCAAGAATCTTGGCCTGACCCATGGGCTATGATTGGGACAGGATCCTTCTGCCCCAATGCACAAGGTCTTGGAATGTTTTATAGTTTGGTATTATCTAAAGTTGATTGCGAACTGATGTTATCTGTCATAGATGACACACCCCGACTGATGGTAATACTTCCCAATAAAAAATTGTTAAATTATTATGACGGAGAAATAGTTGACATTGATGATGCAGAAATGCAAATTCTACAAACATGGGCGCCTAGCGACCTCGCTAACCTAGTTAAAGTATAAAGATATTGCGCCATGGTTCTTTGTTAAGTATGAAACCTACTGCACAAAGAACAGCGCACTGAAAACGGATTAAAGGAAAATATGAGCAAATCAGCAATTAACGTAGTAAAAAGAGACGGACACAAAGAGCCGCTGGATATTAACAAAATCCATTTAATGGTAGAAGAAGCATGTGAGGGGCTTTCTGGAGTTAGTATAAGCCAAATTGAAATGAATGCCGATTTGCAGTTTAACGATGGTATTACATCAGCCGACATCCAAGAAATTTTAGTTCGTAGTGCAAGTGATTTAATCAGCTTGGACAAACCAAACTACCAATTTGCCGCCGCACGTTTGCTATTGTATGGTCTACGTAAAGTTGTATTTGGCAAGTTTGACTATGCACCATTGTACGACTTGGTAAAGGCCAACGTGGCTGCTGGTGTGTATGATCCAGAACTACTAGAGCAATATACAGAAGCTGATTGGCGCCAACTTGATGTTTACATCAACCATCAACGAGATCTAGACTTTACCTATGCTGGTATGCGCCAGGTAGTAGACAAGTATCTTGTACAAGATCGTAGCAATGGACACATCTACGAAACACCACAATACATGTACATGATGATTGCCGCAACATTATTTGCGACATATCCAGCTGACAAGCGCCTGAGTTTTATTCGTCGTTACTACGATGCAATCTCTACATTCAAGATTAATATTCCTACTCCAGTAATGAGTGGAGTTCGTACACCTATTCGCCAGTTTGCAAGTTGCGTATTGGTTGACGTCGACGATACTTTGCAAAGCATCTTTAATAGCAGTTCTGCCGTTGGATACTATATTGCTCAACGAGCTGGTATTGGTCTGAACGTGGGCCGCATCCGTGCCATCAATTCTAAAATTCGCGGTGGCGAAGTTGCACACACTGGCGTCATTCCCTTCTTGAAAGTGTTTGAATCAGTTGTGCGTAGTTGCACACAGAATGGTGTTCGTGGCGGCAGTGCTACTGTTCACTTTCCAATCTGGCACAAAGAGATTGGTGATGTTATTGTTCTAAAAAATAACAAAGGCACAGAAGACAATCGTGTACGTAAATTAGATTACTCAATTCAGTTAAGCAAGATCTTTTACGAACGCTTGTTGGCTGATGGTGACATTACATTGTTCTCCCCACATGACGTGCCTGGCTTGTATGAAGCATTTGGTAATAACGAAGTGTTTGATGCACTGTATGTCAAGTATGAAAAGGATCCTAAGATTAGTAAGAAGACTGTTAAGGCTATGGAACTGTTTGGTGATATTCTAAAAGAACGTGCTGAAACAGGTCGTATCTATATCATGAACATCGACCACTGCAACAGCCACAGCAGTTTTACAGACATGGTGCGAATGAGCAATCTATGTCAAGAAATTACATTGCCAACAGATCCTATCCAAGGGCTTGACGATACCAAAGGCGAAATTGCATTGTGCATTCTAAGTGCAATCAACGTTGGCAACATACGCGAATTAGATGACTTAAAGAATCTAACCGAGCTTGCAATCCGTGCGCTTGACCAAATCATTGACTACCAACGTTATCCAATTATTGCCGCAGAGATTAGTACAAAGGCTCGACGCAGTCTTGGCATTGGCTACATTGGCCTTGCCCACTACCTTGCTAAAAAGGGTTTAAAGTATAGTGATGTTGAAGCAGCTCAATCAGTAAATCGTTTAACTGAAGCATTCCAGTACTATTTGATCAAGGCCAGTGTTGAACTTGCCAAAGAAAAAGGCCCTTGCGAATACTTCAGCCGTACCAAGTACAGCAAAGGTATCCTTCCAATTGACACATACAAGCGTGAGGTTGACGAGTTCCTGGGAACAGACCTGCACTATGATTGGGAATTGTTGCGCAGAGAAATTGCTGAACATGGTATGCGTCACAGTACACTAAGCGCACAAATGCCAAGTGAGTCTAGCTCAGTTGCCAGTAATGAGACAAACGGTATTGAACCGCCCCGTGCGGCAATGAGCACCAAGAAGAGTAAGAAGGGACCACTCAAGCAAATCGTCCCACAATACGGCAGCTTGAAAAACAACTACTCGTACCTGTTTGAAGAAGGCGTACAAGATGGTTACGTTAAGATTGTTGCAGCAATGCAAAAATACTTTGACCAAGCTATTAGTGGCAATTGGAGTTACAATCCCAAGCACTATCCAAACAATGAAGTACCAATGAGTGTTATGTTCCGCGACTTGTTGACAACTTATAAGTTGGGTTGGAAGACTTCGTACTACCAAAATACATATGACATGAAGGGTGAAGATGAAGAGACTCTTGACAACCCAGATGCAAACGTGTTACAATTACAACAAGTAAATGATGATGATGCAGAAGCCTGCGAGGCATGTACAATTTGAAGAACAAAATGACAGCAACCGTTTTTAATATTAATAAAGTAGACTTCACCAAGCAACCAATGTTCTTTGGTGAAGCCCTTAACGCCCAACGATTTGATGTATTCAAGTATCCAATCTTTGATAAGCTAACGCAAACGCAGCTTGGGTACTTTTGGAGGCCAGAAGAGGTGTCATTGCAAAAGGATCGCAGTGACTATCTCGACTTCCGTGACGAACAGAAGTTTATTTTTACTGCTAATTTGAAGTACCAAATTTTACTAGACAGTGTGCAAGGTCGCGGCCCAGCAATGGCATTTATGCCTTACTGTTCATTGCCTGAGCTTGAAGGGTGTATGAATGCATGGCAGTTCTTTGAGAACATCCATAGCCGCAGTTATACACATATTATTAAGAATATCTATAGCAACCCAAGCGAAGTGTTTGACACCTTGCTAGACGATGAGAAGATCCTTGCTCGTGCAAAGAGTGTTACAAAGAGCTACGACGAGTTTCTTGACACTGCTAACCGGTACTTCTATGGTGGCAAAGGCACACTAAGGGATGTTAAGAAGAAGTTATTTCTAGCCATGGTCAATGTTAATGCACTTGAAGCACTTCGTTTCTACGTATCGTTTGCATGCAGCTTTGCATTTGGTGAACTGAAGAAGATGGAAGGCAGTGCTAAGATTATTAGCTTGATTGCTCGTGACGAAAGTCAACATCTAAGCATCACAAGTCACGTTATTAAAAATTGGTTCAAGGGCGACGAGCCAGAGATGCAAGAAATTGCAAATGAGAACATTGGTGCCATTGGAGAAATCTATGACCAGGTTGTTGCAGAGGAAAAAGATTGGGCCGACTATTTGTTTAGTAAGGGCGCGATTGTTGGATTAAATGCAAAACTATTGCACCAGTATGTTGAACACATTGCCAATCGTAGACTAAAAGGTCTTGGCATCGAATCTCGATATGCTCGCAGTGCAAATGACAATCCGTTGCCGTGGACTGATCATTGGACCAGCAGCAAAGGCTTGCAAGTCGCACCACAAGAAACTGAGATTGAAAGTTATGTGATTGGCGGTATTAAACAAGACGTAAGCAAAGATACCTTTGCTGGATTTAAACTTTAAAGGAAAAAAATGTTACTTGATATTAAAAAAGATGGCGATGTAGTTACTCTGAAAATGAGTTCAGGTGAAGAACTAATTGGTACCTACAAAGATGATGATAGTGTTTCATACACAATTGATCGTCCAGTGACACTGAGTGTTGGTCCAAAAGGTGGTCCAGCTCTTACTCCGTACTTGATGACTGTAAATCCAGCTACCACACGTAATCTTAAAATCAATAGAGCCTTAGTAGTATGCATGGCAAATACTGACAAGGAACTTGCTGATCAGTACAGTTCAGCAATGAGCGGCATTCAAGTTGCTCCAGCAGGATTTAGACTATAATGCCAGCAGTTCATCGTCAAGGTGATGCAAATGACGGGGGTGGTATCATTGACGGTGTTGCCCAAGGCACAGTGTATGTAAATGAACAACTGGCCAGTGTTGATGGTAGCGGTGTAAGCGGGCACGATTTACACCTTCCTACTGCAACAGCAAATGGTAGTGCCACAGTGTTTATCAATGGTATCCCAGTTAATAGGCAAGGTGATGAAGACGAATGTGGACATGGCAGGGCTGATGGTAGTCCGGATGTGTATGTAGGTTAAAATGAAATCTCCCATAAATAGCTGGGAGATTTCAACATGTGTGATGCAAAAACGCCTGGTACAGGCACACGATTAACAACAGAGAGCGGCGTAATTTATTACCCAAACACCCCCGAAGGTGATGCAGCCATGCGATCTGACATGGCTAAAACAATGGGCGCCGGAGCCGGAGAAGATAGTCAACCACCTGACGATTCTCCACCAGATGCCAATCCTCCAAAAGACTGTGCAGAGTACACTGACAGCATGTGGGATAAAAATTGCAGTAAATCTTTTAGATATTCAAACATGGGCCGCAAGCCAACTGGCGGCAGCGTAGATACAAAAACAGCGGCATGTAATTGGAAAGCACTATGTGAAAATTTATTAGATCCAATTAAAGCACAGTTCCCGGGCATGAGCATTAGCTCTGGCTTTCGCCCTACAACATTTAACGGATCAACTAGTGATCATACAAAAGGCAAGGCATCTGACATTCAATTACTACAGGGTGATGCAGTTGAAGGTGCCAAGCGAATGTTCAAATGGATCGGCGCATCAGGCTTACCATTTAGTCAATTAATCTTTGAAGGACGTTGGGTACACGTGGCTTACAATGGCAGCTCGCCAGCCAGCGTAGCAGTGTTAGTAGCACGTAATGGCGCCGCCCCTTATCAAAATGGTGGTGGCCGCAGGGGTTCGGCATTGCCCCCAGACTTGAAGTGGGCATAAGTAACACACTATGGCAAATATCCCAGTTATCCCCGGCGTAAGTGTTGCAACCAAAGGTATTCTAAACAAGCCCATCAAAGACATTATTTGTGCGTTGCTATTTGGAGGTCTTGCTAACATGCTCAAGGGTCCACTATTGTGTATCAATTTTGACCTAAACAAAATTGCTGAAGAGGCAGGCCTTGCAGGTCTTGGCGATCTAAAAGCAGAGTTAGATAATATTAAAGATCAACTCAAAGCAGCCGAAGCATTATCTGGCATACCTGAAACATTGGCTAGAGTGAATGCAGCCATTGCCGAAGTTCAAAGTTTATTGGCGCTGGATGGCCTATGTAAGATTCCTCTAAAGGCACCAAAAATTCCTGACGTTATTGCTCAGGTTATCGATGCAGAGTTTAGAGAGATGGATGCTATCTTAAAAGACCTAGGCAAGTTGGCCAAGCCAAGTATTTGTCTAAGTGGCAATGGTGGCCTTGGATTGGGCGGCGGATATAACCCAGACAGTATACTGGGAAGCATAAGCAAGCATGTAGGAAACATGGGCAACATCCCAGGCGCAAAATTAGACGCATTAGTAAAGAGGCTCAAGGGCGTTGGCAAGGCTTTAGACAAGTCAATTAACCGTCAGTTGTTTCCAGACTTTCGTCACAAGCATGACCTAACAACAGGTAAGCCGTACGTGGCCGGAGGCGGCCCAACACTGGCAGGCCCACCTGCTGTTCAATGGAACCCTCCTTACCCCCCAGCCGATGCACCAAATTTAAAAAGTGCAACAGCAACAGCACAGACGCTAGTTGCCAGCGTAAAACAAACTGGCAGCTATCCTGTCAAAGCAGACGGTATAACAAACGTCAACCCTTGGTTACCTATGTTGGGGCCTGAAGTGTACAGTTTAGCAGTCAATGCACTAACTCCGCAAGATCCATTCTTCTCACAGCAAGAACCAATTTACGACTATTGCGGTAAGTTAGTCGGGTATACTTCTACAGTTGTTTCAGGTGATGTAACGGCCATTGGTGGAAACCCTACAGCAGATGCAATACTTGAACCACCTACGACTACATTTGACTTTGCATGGATTGGTGATCGTAACTGCTGGGCAGTCAATGGTGTTACGAGCGAACAATTAGTCAATGGACGTAAAGACACATACCTAAATGCGAACCCTGAAATTGAATTACATAGAGGTTATGCTCATACATTTAGTATTCCTTCTATTGACATTAGTGGCACAGGAGTAGCGGCAGAGTTCTTTATCTGCTACGTAGGAACAGATTTGAAGCCACGCAAGCTATTAGACGGAACACTTGACTTATTCAATCTTGGACTAGCACGTCTAGAAACATATGAACTATTAGAAGATGCAAATGGATCGCTTGATGAATTGTATGCGTTAGAACGTAAGGGTACGTATCCAACTGGCACCACCATGTACTTTGCAGCCGAGCAACGAGTATACTCTGGCGAAGTAGCACCAGAGTTTCCCAATGAAGCGACCTGGTGGTATAATCTTATCACATGTAATACTCAACGTTTTGCATTGAACAGAGATTCTGCTGGTGAAGTTGTTGATGGAACTGGTACATGGGTAGAAGTGTCCGAGTTAGATCGTGAAGCCAAGTGGTTTGGATCGTCAAATACATTTACGGCTCCCAACGCCAACTACCTTGCGTACAGCAACCAAGATGGCAGTGTATTTGGATTGTTTAAGTTTATCTAATGAAGCATCTTAAAGAAAACAACATGAGTCATTTGGAACACTTGTGGTTCGCATGGAGCATGGGCCTGGCCCTTTTAGTACACGGACTTATTCCAGTCTTGTTTACAACATACGCATCAGATAAAATGAAAAGTATACTTGACAAGCAAAAGTTAGCATAAATAGTTGATGCGAATTAATGAGTTAATAACTAATCACCTAGATCATCAGTTTAAAACTGCATATCATGTTACTGGTACTGAAAATGCAGAAGAAATTCTACACGGTGGACTAGACCCTTATGATGGCAAAGCGTTTATGGTTGTAGACACTGGTGACAAAGATAAGTTACGCAAAGATTTAAATACTGTTGGTAACTGGATGTACGCCAAGTCAGCGGGCAGTGACGATCCATTAACATTGTTGCAAATTGACATTACAAATTTACCATTAGGACATGAGCACGGATGGTACTTTTCAACAATTAAAATCCCCCCTAATCGTATACGAGATTTAGGTGAAGATGAATTGTCAAAATATGTCTAAACAGTTGACAAGCAAGAAGAATAAGTATATACTGTAAGTTATTGCTGTATGAAGCAAAGAGAAAAGTGTTCAAGACGCGGGTTCGACTCCCGCCACCTCCACCCAAGTGTATTGGTACAGTATATTTGGGTGGGGGTGACCTGGTTTTCGATTGGGCAACAAGTAAATGAGTGGACAGCTCGGGAATGTGAAACCCGTAGGATTGGGGTAACCCGGTCGTAGAAGCAAAAAACTATAACTGCAAACGATTCAAGTTTCGCATTAGCGGCCTAAACACTGCTTAGGGGAGTTATCCCTCGTAACAGAAAATAACAGAGAAGCACCTTCGGGTGCTTTTCTTTGGCCATAATGAATATGATTTGGCCAACACTTATAGTTTATATGCAATAACTAAATGTACAACGAATCTCGTTGCATATAAAGGAAATTACAAATGAAGAAAATTTTATCAGTTCTAGCCCTAGTGATTAGCGGTTCAGTATTTGCAGGCACAGTAACGCTTGAAGGTCAATCAATTGACAACGGCAGCGCCGCAGATCAACGCAACGCTAACATGACAGTACGTGAAAATATCACCAAATCTGTCGCTGGACATGTGCAAGTTTCAACTACACAGACTGATGGCACCAACGCCGTTTCAACCCGTCTAGAAACTGGCCTAACTGCTACTACAGCATTGTTTGGTCCAGTCAGTGGTTATTCAACAGTTGCTCTTGGTACTGCATTGAAGTCAAGCGGTAACTACGGCTATTACTCAGTTGAACCAGGTCTATCTGCACCTATTGGCAGCACTGGCCTAACTGCAAAAGTTGGTTACCGTCTACGCTCTGCATTCAATGACAGCATTGCTGACACAACACGCACAGCACGAGTTGGTGTATCTTACGCATTGACCAAAGTTGATACAGTTGGTGTTCGTTACGATCATGTAACAGGTGACGCCACGCAAAAGGCTGTAGCATTGAACTATACACGTTCATTCTAATTTAGAGTAAACTAGTTTGCCAAAGCCACCGTAATTGGTGGCTTTCCTATGACAAGTGTGTTATAATTACTATGTAAGACAACAGTTTTACAACACACTCAAACACAGGAGAACTATATGAGTACAACAGCTACAAACGGCTACGGAATTCGTCTTGAACTACTCAAGATGTCAAAAGAAATGCTAGAGCAAGACTGGCATGCGCATCGCGACATGCTTCGGGCGCAATGGGAACAGGAAGTTAATCTGGTCCAAATTCGAGCCCATCAACTGGATCAAGCAGTTGAATCAATTCCAGCACAACCGACCTTCCGACCTTTCCCTACCGAGGAAGAGATCATTAAGAAGGCCCGGGTCCTAAACGAATTTATCTCAGCAAAATAAGATCGAGTAGTTTACCCAAAAGAAGTCTATATGGATAAGAACCATATAGACTTTCTGCTTTAAAGCTGTTATAATTACTATACCACCAAAGCATTGATGCTGGTGTATTAAAAAACAAGGAAACTTAAAATGTTAAAGAAATTTGATGAAACTACTAAACAGTACAAACTGTTTCAAGCATTGGTATTGAACGGTGAGACTTTGAGCGAAGCTGCAATTGCCAAGCGTTTTGCAATTGCAAACCCAACAGCTACAATCTCCCAGATTCGTCAGCGTGGTTATGCAGTTTACGCCAAGCAACGTGTTGCTGGTAACGGTGTTAAGGTTACTGAATACCAACACGGTATGGCAAGTCGCAAGATGGTTGCTTTGGCATACAAAGCACAGAGCCTGGGTATTTCAATCTAATTTGGATTGACCCTAAGAAAAAGGCTCCAGTGGAGCCTTTTTCGTTGACATTAACTGACAAAGGTGTTATAATTGACTTATGCATAATATAACAGAATACGAAGCATTTGCCCAACGCATGGAAGAAAAGTTTCCAAAAATGTTTGTGGGTAAGTATGGTGGATTTGCCTGTGGCAAAGGTTGGTGGCCCATTTTGGAAAAACTGTGCGATAACATTCAACATCACATTGACTGGCGCAACAAGCAACGCGATCGCGAGATTGAACTGCATGCGGCATACACTAGTGGCTACGAAGCACTGGTAAAGTTTTATCAAGGTAAGTCTGCTGAGCCAAGTGACTGGGATGAAAGTAAAGCACAAGAAACACTTGAAAACGGTGTTGAAGTACCCAAAGAAGTCCGACAGGTTGTTGTAGCACAGATTAAAGAAAAGTTTGGCGGCCTACGTTTTTACTACGATGGTGGTGATGAACAAATTAGCGGCATGGTACGTATGGCAGAAGCCTGGGCAGATGTTGCTTGTGAAGAATGTGGAGCATTTGGTAAACGCAGAAGCGGTGGTTGGATCCGTACACTGTGTGATGTACATGAAGCAGAACAGCAAGCACGTAAACTCAAACAAGATGAATAAACTTTATGTATTAGTAGGTGTCCCTGGATCAGGTAAAAGTACCTGGATTGGCCATCAAACTTTTGATTGGGATAACACTATCATTGTCAGCACTGATAGATTTGTCGAACGGTATGCTACATCAGTTGGACAGACCTACAATGAAGTGTTTAAAGACTATATGCCAACAGCAGTCAAGCTAATGGCTGAATCTGCCCGCCTGGCCTTTGCTGAAGGCAAGGATATAGTATGGGATCAAACTAGCACTACTATTAAAACTCGTGCAAAGAAGTTACGTATGGCGCCAGATACCTATACTAAGATTGCAGTTGTGTTTAACACTCCAGCACCAGCTGTACATGCCAAGATGTTAGACCGACCAGGCAAGAGCATTCCTGCAGAAATTATGCAAGACATGATTGCTCGATTTGAAATGCCAACTGTTGAAGAAGGCTTTGATAACGTGATTATTGCAAGACTACTAGGTGTTGAATTATGAAAAAGATTTATTACGAAAAGGTTGGAAGAAAATATATTCCAGTATCAGAATACGACAGCGACTTGCTGGATGGGTTTACCAAAGGTAATCATCTAGTAATGAGCTATCCCGGTGGACAAACTCGTCGCTTCAACATTGAGCCAGCCTTGGCACCAATGATTGCCGCTGGCCGCTATGCTGAAGATGCAATGAGTTCTGCAATGGTCAAGGTCAGCGAAATGCGCCCACACAATAAGCCCGTCACCGAAAAGCAAAAGAAGGCTTGGACTGCACTAGCAAAGTCGTTTGGTGATGAAGTTTATTACATCGAACTGCCAAGTGCTCGAGAAGTTGCCGAAGCAGGCTTAAAGGCCATGGAAGCAGAAGCGGTCAAACTATTAGAGCATCCGATGGTCAAGCAAGCATACGACGAGTTCATGGCCACTTGCAAGTTAGTTTTGGATTCTAAGTAAGGCTTCATCAACACTTAGTCGAACTTTTGACGCCTTGCATTGCAATACTACACTGATTGCAATACGAGGTTTTTCTTTAGTAAACACCACATGCGGAATGCCAGCATGTATAATGTTGGCACCTGACAATATGACTTCTTCGATGACTTCACATTCTTCTCTTGGCCAACTAAGGTAAGGTGAAACTTGTTTTGCGTTGACAACAGTAGGTGCAGTGTTTATATCATAGTGGCTCTTGGCACTTTCTTTAAGAGCAAACCATTGCATTGGTGCATCTTCACCGCCCAGGATAAAGTTTATCTTACTGCATGTTTCTGTAATGTGATCTAGATCTGTGTGTATACGCCTAACTGTACAGCCAGCAGGTAGATAAAATACTTCCGCAAAACTTATGCGTAGATTTTTAGAGTCTGCCCATGATAAAAATGTAGGACTTAATTTGGCAGTAGGAAAACCAAAATGCTGTGACTCATTAGATTCCCACAGGTAGTTGAATTGTGAGTTGTCATTGACTACCCAGGGGCATTCTATTTGCTTGTAATTTATGCCCATTGTATTGCCTGCCAGTGCATCCTAACACTCCTATATCCTGCACCAAAGTAATCAGATCCCGGCATGCCTTTAAACAGTTTGGGATTATTGTCCGGATCTCGAAGCATCGCTGATACAACCTGTTGTGCTCGTTCTGGGGTCTTGGCATAAAACACTTTGTTCTTGCCCCATAGTACAGGATACAGTAGTTTTTCTTGTACAGCAACAACAGTGGCCACAGTACGTAATGGTGCACCAGTACACCAATCATCAACAATGTAAATGCCGCTGTCTTTTAGCTTGGGCACACAATGACGTATAGTTGCCAAGTTTTCCTCTACACTATCCCCGTAGTCATGATGTATAATATCGTATTGCTGATCGTTTAATTCTTGCTCACCTAACACACATACTAAATCAATAGGGGTGTCAGTCAATCGTAGTGTACGCTCTTGAATCCATGCAGTTGCTTCTTGTGGAGTATTTAGGCCTGCTAAACTCGTGCGCTCTGATTCTGACAAACAGCGATTAAAGTGATCAGTATACCAAGCACCTCGACTTTGGCGAGCCCCTGCCCCTATAAACTCCAAGCTGTCGACGCCCGTAAATTTCACATCAGCATGCCCGGTTGCAGTCAACAGTTGATTAAACAGGCCAAGCCCACCACCCAAGTAAGAACCTAGCTCTAACATGTGATCGACCTGCTCGATGTTTTTAAACACCATCCAGGCAGCAATAATATCTTCAGGCGGACTCAACATGCCTAATTTTAAAATATGCTCGTAAATTCCCTTGACGTTTTTGTATGAATAATCCATGATAAATATCTATATGCTAAACAATTACTACGTCTACGAAACTCCTGATTTCCTAGACCTCCCCTACATCCATAACTTAGTTATGAAGAAACTAGAAACGGATTTTGTCAAACAAGGATATGTGCGGATTAACGTAGACGAGGATGCTTACTTAAAGTCAATGCAAGTTCGTTTTCCTTTTTTAGGTGATTGGCTCAATATCTATCACACTAGACCAGTTGGGCATATTCCCTTGCACATTGACGGGCATAGATTGGCTGCATTTAACATACCAATTGAAGGATGTGATGAAACTAGTCAAACTATCTACTATGAAAGTGCAACTGCGGCACCGCTAGAAAAAGTCTACAAAGAAGACGAACGCCATTACAGGATAACAGGTGAAGTAAAAGAAGTGTATCGCTTTGCACTGACACGCCCAGCACTCATAAGAAATGACATAGCACACGATGTAAAACGATTCAGTGCTATGTCAACTCGTATTATTGCAAGTTGGGGAGTATCGGGCACCTTTGAACAGTGCCGCGATGCTTTTGTTACTTCTTTCCGTCAGTAATATAAGTTCTGTTTAGCATGGTGTGATTCTGGTCAGTTGGACCCCAATCACCATCTGGATGGAACGCAACAACGGTTAACGTTTGGTCTAGCTCAGTACGAAAGCGATGGTATTCTCGTTCTTCGATGCAGAACATATCCCCAACTTCCAGATTGATTGTTTCATTTCTAAGAGTTGACATACCGCTACCACGAACAACTATTCCCAATCGTACACTTGGATGAATATGGAAAGTTTGATCAATGCCCGAAGGGAACTGTAACAAGTTCAAACTTGGATCGCCACAACGTGGTGGATAAATTAATAAACTATCACTACAGCCATCAATGTAACACAAGCGACCAGTTTTTTCAAGTGGCCCACCTAATGTGTTTTGTCCCAAGAAGCCCAATCGTTCAATGTAAACTGCGGTACCATTTGTAATAAATTCTTCTGCACTCTTGGCTGCATAGCAAAAGTATTGTTCTGCTTTTGCTACCCAACCATTTGGAAGTACAACTTCGCCTTCAATTACAAATCCGTAGATTGTACTATATGGTGTTGCAGTAAACGTAGACTGATGTACTTTGGTAGCGGAGCATGGATACATGGTATCTCGTAGATCAATAAAGCCGGAGGGTTGTTTGATTAGTTTCATAGTGCAGATATTTAGTGCCACAATAGAGAACCGCTGCTGCCTAAAAATAAAAGTTGAATTATTTCGCCATAACGCTTGACTTTTTCATTCAATGGATATATAATAGTATAATGCTAAACACTAATTTAAACTTACTAGGTACAACCGGAAACGCCGCGGAGGATACTTTGCGGGGTTAATTCTACATGTCTTGTAAGATTAAGCCCCGGAACTAAACACTCCGGGGTTTTTGTTTTTGTGCTATGCGTGGTTAGTTAAGTGGTATAATCAAACGTTGCCAACGTTTAGTTAAGGGTTCGATTCCCTTACCCCGCACCAAGTTTTGCAAGTGTTGTAGAAATACAACAAAATAGTTTCAAATAAGTGTTGACAAGATGGTCAAAGTACCATATAATAGTCACATACTGTAGCAATACAGTAAGAGGTTAGTGAGAAGTGTTGTAGAAATACAACAAAATAGTTTCAAATAAGTGTTGACAAGATGACGTAACTGTCGTATAATTGATACTTACACAGCAACAAACGATCGAGTTAGTTGCAATTGATCTTTAACAATTTGGTGACATTTTTACTGCTATCGTCTATCGGTTAGGACACTAGGTTTTCAACCTGGTAAGCGGGGTTCGACTCCCCGTAGCAGTACCATATTAAATTGCATTAGGTTACCAACCCAGTAGGTAACATAGCATCGCGATGTTGACAGCCGTGTCAGCCGTGCTAAGTTACATGAAAGATGGAAACGAAGCCTTAGGGTGGATACTGTATAATCGCGCTGGAACAAGTTGTCATGTAATGTGCTTGGGAGACAAGTCCGTGGACGGCACGGTAGGGCAGGTTCAAAACTGTTATTTCTGGCAAGCATCCTAGTGTAATTTAATATGGTAATGGGGGCAGTAGTGGGCTACGGGTTTGCTTTGCATGCATGCTGTCTAGAAGGGTTCGATTCCCTCGGCCTCCACCAAGTTTATAAGCGGGATTAGTTTAATGGCAAAACAGCAGATTTCCAATCTTCGGTCATCAGTTCGATTCTGATATCCCGCTCCAAGTTTTGAAACCACATCGCCTGGATACTTCTCTCAGCAATGAGACACTAGGTCTTGCAACCGTGGTTTCTTTTTTGACGCTATCGTCTATCGGTTAGGACACCTGGTTTTCATCCAGGCAAGCGCGGTTCGATTCCGCGTAGCGTTACCAAGTTTTTGCGGCATTCATATAATGGTCATTATCTCGGATTGTCTATCCGAAGACGGGAGTTCGATTCTCCCATGTCGCGCCAGTTAGTATTGCGAGTGTGGCGAAATGGTATACGCAAGAGACTTAAAATCTCTCGTCGAAAGGCATGCCGGTTCGAGTCCGGCCACTCGCACCAATTTACCCTTATAGCTCAGCTGGTAGAGCACCGCCTTGATAAGGCGTAGGTCCCTGGTTCGAGTCCAGGTGAGGGTACCAGTTTTAGGTCTGTTCGTATAGAGGTTATTACTGCGGATTGTCTATCCGCTTACGGGGGTTCGATTCC